TTTCTTAGCAGGCATAATTAGCATTTCCATTTACGTAGAGCCAACGCTTTGCGTGTCGGCTTGCCGTTAGGCTTTTTCATTGGACCTTTAACACCAGACATACGTGCACAAAAGGACTTCTTACGAGGTCCACCTTGTGGTTGAGGAGCCTTCAGGTTTGACCCTGTAGCTTTGTTGTACTTACGGCGACCCGCAGCAGTAAGACCACCACTGCGGGATTTATGTTTGCCCATCTTGAGGCTTACATTCTTACTTTTTGTAGCCACCTTTCTTGCCTCCCTTGCTACCGCAGGAGCCTTTACCTTTGTGTGCCATCAGTCTTTGCTAGGGGATAGGGGAGTTACGTTCATGTTTGCTGTCTCTGCTGTCTTGCGCTTACGAGTGCGCTTAGGAGCAGGCTCTGCAGCTGGTGCAGGTTCTGCAGCTTCACGTTGCTGCAGTTCATAAGGTCGGATAGGCATCACCAAATACCAGGAATAATTTGTCCAGTCAATGCGTAAGCGCCCAGAGCAGCCATGACGCCCAGCATCGCAAGACGACCATTAAGCTTCTCAGCCTTTTCATTGTGAGTTTCAGTTACATCCATAATTGTCATAGGTGGTTCTTTTGCGTAAATGTTTGTACGTCCGCCGTCTTCGATAATTGTTGTCATCGGAAACTCACGTCGGACCTCTCAAGTTTTTCGAGAACATCCTGACGGTATGCCTCGTCTCGGTCGTACCGAGGATCAGAGATTGCATCAACAACCTCTTGCTGACTACGGAATACATCACGGCTACTAGAGGGAGGCTTGCCTTGCAGCTGTACTCCTTCACTACCAAATGCATTGTCGTACTGAGCTTTGATGCCTTGCAAAGCAAGTTGGATCATCTCCGCATTACCTGTCTCTACAAGATTGTCAAAGCCGGTAGTCTGAGCCTCACTAAGATTATTAGCAGCCCAATCGGTGAGTGCTGTATACGCTTCATTGCCACCGACTGAATCCATGATCGACTTGACTTGTGTGTCAGTCAGATCAGGAGCTGCCTGTGGCTCAGGCGCAGCAGCCTGCATAGACATGTATGCCTCTACAAGCTCTTTGCTATCCATTGCGCTGAACTTCTCAACCATGTCAGGCGTCAGCTCGCCAGACTCATAGAACTGAGCAGATGCCTCGGTGATCAGTTCCGTAACAGCACTTGGCTCAAACGGAGCTTCACTTTCTTCTGTCTGTTCTTCAGATACCTCAGGCTCTTCCTTGTCAGATTTGCCGAGTTGCTTTTGAGCTTCAAGGTATCCCTTCTCAAGCTCCTCTACGCTTTTGTATTTACCAGCGAGCAACTGTTCTTGGTCAGCACGCATCTGTTGTCCAATCTCAAGAGACTCTTGCTCTTCAGGACTAAGGACTTCAGACTCAGTGCTGTTATCAAATGTAAGTGTTTCTGCCATTATTCAACGGGTGGTTCAATAAGTGTTGGATTTTTAGATGGATCTGCTAGCGGTGCATTAGCGAGCTGACCAGCCTGCTCTGTAAGAGCTTGCTGCTGAGCTGCCTGCTGTGCCTGCATCATCTCTTCATTGAGTTGTTGTTGTGTCTTAACCAGATTCAATACATCAATCCCCTGTGCTGCTGCGAGACGCTTGATAGCTTCACTGGGATCAATGAACTTCATCAACGCTTCAGGACCAAGGGTCTGTGCAATGGTGCCGATGAAGGCAGTGAGACTTTCACGATCTTGACCACGTCCCAATGCATTCACACCTGCCACGATCTGTGGCTGTACATAGTCCTTATCCAGCTTTGGAAGCTGTCCGCTGCGCTGCATGACCATCAGTGTCCTAGCCAGGTAAGGCTTGAGGAACTCAATGGTGAGCAGACTGAAGAGACCACCAAGCTGTTGCTCTAGTTCGAGCTGAGTCAGCCTGACCTCTTCAGCAGTAGTCCTTTCGGACTGACGGATGTTGAGCAGCAGGAAGGCTTCGCCAATACGACGCTCAATCTGCTGTGCCATCTGTGAGGCAGTAGAGAAGTCAGCTGTCTTGCCGACTTGCACCACACTCACGTCTTCTGGTCTGCCTTGGACGATTGCACCGTTGCCTGCTTTGGCAATGGTCTGTGGCTTGGTGCTAGCTGCAGGGTTCACAAGGAACACCACCTTTGCAGCAGCAGCAGAGCCTTCGATCAATGCTTGGCTCAATGACTCAAGAGAACGCAGGTCACCCAGGAACTCTTCAACACGGCCACGGCCATAGTCTTCACCATCAACCGAATTGAAGCGAAGCACCAGCCAAGGTGTTGCATCAGCAGGAGCAGTGCTCCGTGAGCCAGCAATGATGTTGCCCTCTACCTCCTGGTGCCAAACCCAGGATCCATTGTCTTCTCGTCGAACATACGTATAAACCTCAGCATCATCACCACCGTCTCTGCCTGTCACTGTTTGTGGATCAGGCACAGGATCAAGGTTGAGCAGCTTGCGGCTGATCAGTTCCTTGGTGACGATCTCGCAGACATAACCATTGCCATCACGACTAACGACGTAACGGTTCAACGGGAAGTTCTTTAGACCATCCTTACCCATGAACACCAGTGAGTTACCACCAACGATCAGGTGCTTCAGTGCTTGATGCACGACAACACGATCGCTGGATGCAGCAATCTTGTCCATCACCATCCTCTCCATTTTGGAGAAGGACAGGTCAAGCTCACTGCGTACCTCTGCTGGCAGCTCTTCACCAAGCTTGTCATCTCTGACCTGCAGCTTGAAGAACGTAGTCTGCGGAGGAAGCAGTGCAAGCATCAGCTTTGCAGCCAACGTCACAACTGACTTAGCCCCGACAGACTGCCAAGGTGTCTTGAGTTTCTTGTGGTTCTGACGAACGTTCAGGTCGTCAGTGATGAGGTGAGGCAAAGTAAGTTCGGAACACTCCACTGCACGATCAAGAAACTGTGCTCGATCAGTAGACAGGAAGTCATACCGTTCTTTTGCCTTAGACATTCAGGCCTCCAGTACCAGCATTTGATTGCTGTTGGTTCAAAGGAATCTTGAGGTCAGTAGCACTAACCTTCTTTGACTTCGATTGAGACTTCTTCATATAATCAACCTTTGGTTTATCAGTCATAGACTGCAAAGGTTTCGGCGGCGGCGGCGGCTTTGGAGGTTCAGGTGCTGCCTTTTGAATTGGTGGCAGTTTTGGAGCTTCAGGTTGTTTGGTATTAAACCCAAGCAAACTTGCAATGCTAGCGCACATCTTCTTCTTCTAATAGTGTAAGTAAAAAGGTAACTACACTTGCCTGTCCGGCTTTGTAGTAAATGTCGTTGGGAGAATCGGATGGTTTGATTGGCTCAGACGGAAACGCCGCAACGACACGTGCAACCATCTTGTCTATTGAATTAAAGTTAAGCGTATTGGGGGAGGTTGACATTGCTGTGCTCGAAGAACGCTGGCATCCGAGCTGCTTTAGTCTCAGCTAGTTGAGGTGCTTTGCCCTCATACATCAGCCGATCGCTGGAGTCCAGCCAAAATTTTTTGTTCAGATATTTGTCGGTGTGATCGCCCAGGGGCTGCATCACCCAATTGATAGTTGCCTTCCTGAGCTTATCAAGAGAAGGACTGATGTTATACCCCAGCTCAGTATGAACCAGACTATTGGTAGCCACATGAATTTGTTCGTCACGGCTAATATCTGCAGATACAGTTCTCATACCAGCGTCACCATTAAAGCGAAAGAATGGTAGAAGAACGAAGAAGATCGCACGCTCGGCCACCAATGCTTTGGTGATCGTGTGATCTGGATGTGTTTCCCAAGCGGCTTTAAGCCGAAGTGCTTCCGCCTCAGCTTTTTCATCAACACCGTAAGCATTGGCGATGTAACCAAGAGCGACGTCGTGGTTTTCTTCGTCTTTGACGTTTGACACCAATATCTCGCGTGCCAACGTTGGAACCTCAGTGGAGAGAGCATCAGTAATAAAATCTCCCACAGGTAGTTCCATATGCCTCAATGCAAGAGCACGGTGGATTGCTTCCTCCGCGCCTGCTTTGCATGTACCGGCATTCGTCTGGACAGGTGTCCATTTGCGTTTACGATTAAGTAGTTTTTGATAAGGATTCATTCTTGACAATCACAGGTAGGTTCTTTCTCCTCAGCGAGGATACCTGCAAGATAATCTTCAACGTCTGATTCTTCCAATGCTGCATACGCACTGCTCTTATCTTGTACGTCTCCCATCACTTGCAGAGAGTAGTAAAGGGAGGTTTGCGGTGAG